AGTACTTCATTGATGTCAGGAAGTTTAATCTGTTTAAGAATGCGCTTCTCGACTGCAAGGCGGTTATACAGATCAGGGTTAGCCTGAGCACGCGCAGCGAGGGCTTGAACTTGAGCATAGCGTTGACTCTCCGCAAAGATGTGTGGATCAGAGACTGGTACAACGTCAGAGTTCTTCTCAAAGTCCTTTGAGGTGACGCCAAGCTCTTGGCTCATCTCGTCTGGGTTGTCGTCCAAGTACCAGCGGTTCAGACGCCCGATGATCTTGAGCACCCGTGCTTGGCTTGTGTGCAGCCGTGCGTGGATGGCTGAGAACACAGCAGCGCCCTGCTCGATCAGCGCTTGCGTTGTGCCAACAGGCGCGTTGGATGTCACGTCAGCGATCTTCTCTTCAGCAGTAGTGACGACACCCTTAGCTGCGTCAGTCAACCAACCAAGCAGTTGAAACAGCACGGCAGACGGTTGATTGAACGGCATCGGCATCGCGATCTTGCGCACGTCATCGACGCCCGGTGCGCCTTCGATCTCCGTGACCTGAGTGGGTTCTACGACGATAGACTGCCCAGACACCTTGCCGCCTTTGAGCTTGAGCATCGTGGGGGCGTTGTTTATATGAGCAGAATCAAGCAGAGCCCGCAGAGCGCCAGTAAGAGCAGCAGACAGACCGCCAATAAGATGGGGCAAACCCACTGCATACGCACCTCGCCAAGGAATGAATTTATATTCAACGATCCAGTCGAGCTTAGCCATCAGCTCGTCGCCGTCTTCCCAGTTGCGGTACAGACCCACGACCTCAGAGGACAGCTCGTCAATCATCAGGATGTAAGGCGCACGGTCACCGCCAGACTTCTTGTCGTCTTCGAGCTCCATCCATGTGTAGATGTGGAACACACGACGCACGCCGTCGATGTTGTCGGCTTCTGACTTGCGACCTTCAATCTTGTTGTTTGCCTTCTCGGGCTTGCTCTCTTCAGGTTCTTGGCTTGCGCGATAGACATCTAAGTCGATGTAAAGCCCCGATGACACGCGAGCCTCAAAGTCGTCTTGCGTGATGTCGTTGACCTCAGTTACACGGCTGGCGGTGTAGAAGTTAGCCGCGGCAAAGGGCAGGTACACGTTATCGATCGGCAAGAACTCAGCGCACGGGCGACGCTTACTCTCGTCGTACCAGATCTTCATGTACTGCGATCCACCGAGCGGTAACTGAGTGAGCAATTGCTCTTCCTCGTCGCGGTACTCTTCAATCTTCTCAGTCAACTGGTAGTTCATGTAGTCGCGCTTGCGCTCAGCGATCATCGTCTTCTGCTCAGTCACCTCGCCTAGAATCTTTGAGCGAACGGGACCGTCTGGCGGAAAGAGCTCCTTGATCGCTCGAGCAGCGAAATCGACGCAGCCCTCAGCCATGATGGGGTGCACGACCTTGCTCGCCCCCATGAACGAGGCACCGCCGGGCGCGTCTTGCCCGAGCCCCGTTCTGCGCAACCCCTCTTCGTACTGCTTGTCACGCCCCTCACGCGCTGACTTGTCTTTCTCAACGAGCTCTAAGTACTTGAGCGCAATGCGCGACAGATCGTATGAGTCGATGCTATCAGCAAGATTCTCGTAGAAGTCAGGCGACTCATCAGGGCCGAGCAAGTCGTCCTCTAGACGCACGATTGCTGAGCCGTCGTCCTGCTCCTCAACGTCAGCCTGATCGAACAGATCGACCTCAGCGGTGTCAGCGAACTCGCTGTCGCCGTGCGCCTCGGGGGCGATGAAGCGACCGTAGTCTTGCGGGATGGGATATTCAGTTGCCATTATTTAGACCTTGTTAATTCGTGACGCATTGCGTCAACATTTGGGGCGAAGGAGATTTTGCCGCCACGCTTCATATTATTTGGGTCTTCTTGTGATTCAGTTACCTCATTTAAGCCTGCGCCAACAGCAACTGGTGCTGCTGAAAACATATGCTTACCGTATTTTTTAAACAATGACATCCGCTCTTCAGGCGTTGAGTATTCGTGTATGTCAGTAATGCCGTTCTTTTTTAAGATCGCCCTAACTTTATCGGTAGAATTTTTGGGTATGATCGCCCCCGCAAATTCGCTCAAACCAACTGCTCGTTGTGGTTTGGCTTCAAAGTATCCAGTAGGCAAACTTTTTAATTTATTAACAAATGAAACAATTTCTTTTTTTAACTCAGAAGATACATTGCCTTCGCCATAAATCCTGTCCAATACGTTTGGGTTTTTAGTTTCAGCAACCTCTGCCAATGCATCACGCGAATCGTAGCCACTTATTTCCCTAAGTTTTTTATTTAAGCCCTCAAACTTTTCATCGGTTTCTTTTTTGCTTGTTTCAAAATCTTCTGCGCTAACAATTCTTGATCGTTCTGACTTTACCTCTTTGAAGTTTTTAAACTTTGGTGTTGCAACGGCACGCAAATAAGCGGGTGACCCAAAAAAACTTTGGCGATTATTGATCCCTTTCATCTCTTTAACAAAGTTTTCAAGGTTGGCATCAACATAGCGGCGATTACCCATATTGGTGTAACCCTTGAATATGCGTTCCTTTATATCAACCCCGTTGTCGGGCAATGATGCCTGAAAGTTATCCAACCAAGATTCATATTCATTTTTGTTTTCATTGATGATTTCATTAACAGCACGACTGAAATCATACTTGTGAGCAAAATCATTCTTGTTGGGCAAAACGCCTTTTTCTTCCAAGAACTTTGATCTTATTAAAGGGTTGTACTCCAACTCTTTGATGTCATCGACAACCCTGTAAAACTCATGGTTACCATCAGGAATGTTCTTAATAGTATTTGACAGTAAATTTTTTAAATTGTTTTCGCTTTTAGTGTCTATTGAAAAAGTAATGTTGGGTTTAGTTGCTGTGTAAGCATCTGATCGAAACACAGGGTTCTTGGCTGATGGCTCAGCTAATGAACTTGGGGCGATCAAAGTAATTTCACCGAAATTCGTCATAGGTTCAGATGCTTTGGATATTGCCAAAGATGGCACAGGCATCCCGCCCAATGAATCTGCCCCAAATAATTTTGCAGGCGATAAATTGTGGTGAGCAATTAGCTCTTCACCTTCAGGTATTTTAGATTTTGCTTTGGTTTCTTTCGGCACAACCACAGGTGTCTGCTCGTTTGCGGGGGCGAGTACTCGTGGCGTGACATCCTTAATCGACAACCCCGGCTGCGGTATCGCGCCTGACTCGTAACCTGAGCGCACAGCCTGATCAATCTTGCTAAGCGCAGGCGCTGCACGCTCTGCACCCAACTTCAGCCCCGCACGCATCTGCGCCACGGTTGGTGGGTTGTGCACCCATAAGTTTGGGTGCATGCCAAAGCCCATCTCTGAACCAGTCAGGCGTGATCCGATTGTTCCCGCTTCCTGAAGCAACTCAGCACCTTCAGCGGTGCGCGGTGACATCAACTCTTCGTAGTCATGACCAGTCGGTGCGTCTTTCAAGTTGCCGTGCTGCAAGTAGTGCAGACCGACTCTACCTGCGTGAACAGGCACTGCAGCCATACCCAAGCCCATCGTGCGTGCAGCATCCGCCACAGCCAAAGTCCCAGTTGGATCAACACCTGCCAAGGCATCGCCCTGTTGAGCGCGATAGCGCCTGTTCTCAGCTTCTTGCCGACCTTTCATCGTTAGCTCATAGCGCTGCTGGTCGATCGTTGGTATCGTGCTTGGTACGTCAGAGCCATACGTCGGCTTCTCAAGCACGCTAAACGGGTTGTACTCGCGGTTGATGTCAATGCCTGACTCAATGTTGACGTGCCCGCCCTCAGCCATCCCAATACCATGACGATACTCAGCAAAGGGCACCTGCGCTGTCTGAAAAATGGGGTGACCATCGATGATGCCGCCTTCGGCTTTGTGCACAGCGCCGCCCATGCGCTTGACCATCTCAATGTGCTCAGGGTTCGTGATGCGAAACCAGTCGTCACGACCGCCAGTGCCAGTCGCGGGTCGCTGATAGCCTGCGAAGTCAGCCGCCTTGGTGATGCCCGGCATCAACGTGTCGTAGTGCTGACGGTTCTGCGTCATCAGATCATATATCTGCTCGCCTGTCATGTTCGTGTCAGCGGGCAGCTTGCTCCAGAACTTGCGCATTGCGTTGACTTGCTCAGCGCTGTAGGGCGTCTCGTCCATGCGCAGCAGCTTATCCTCGGGCACGTCAAACTTGTTGAGCACGGGCGGCCCTTGTATGTTCAGCGCGTCCATCTTGTCGCCTGCTCGCTTGAGCGCATACGCAGGATCGCTTGTCACATCAAACGATCGAGCAACGTCTGGGGTAATCTTCGTTGTGCTGCCGTGCATGACGCGCAGTTTGCCGCCGCCTGCCATGCGCTGCGGTTGCTTCTGATTCATCAACGCCAAGTTAGCCAGATCCATGTCAAGCATTCTGAACGCCTGCGGGTCTTTGATCGTGTTCTTGATCGCCTCTTCGGGGGCGGAGTCTACTATGCCGCCTTGGGCGTAGAAATCAGGCAGCTCGATAGCTCGGCGCTGATATGTCTTATCGTCTCTTGGGTCTAAATAATAGGCTTCTGGCTTAACGCGGTTACCAGTGAGTTGCATCTCTTTGTAGAGCGCCTCGAGGTACTCTTCTTTCGACCGACGGGGGAACGGCTCACGCAGCTCTGAACGAGGCACTAACTGAACCAGACCTGCCTGCTCGCCTGCTGCATCCATTACTCGGCTGCGGTGCCTGCCCTCATGCCCAGAGATGTAAGGCAAGCCAGTCGAGCCTTGCTTCATCTTATTGATGTTTAGGTACGGCACATCAGAAAACCCACCGTTATTGTGAAAGCCAGTGATATCGGCAATCTTTTGCAAACTTCTGTCTGACAAGTTAGCGTCAAGCGGAGCCGCATAGCGCTCGAAATCCGATGGCTTCATGGTCATTAGCGCCTGCGCGTTGTCGCCCGTGAACGCTCTCATCAGCGCTTGCTCCTGATACAGCTTCTCGAGGTTCGGGATCTCATCTGCAGCTCGCTCGACTCGTTGGGCGCCATATTGACCCTCGCTCTGCCGCACGCGGTTAGCAAGATCGGTGATACTACTGCGAGTCATCACGTCGGGCGCCGCAATACTCAGCGGCGGCACTTTAACCTTCGGTGTCTTAGGTAGTGGCATAGTGATCACATCGCATAAGGATTCTCACGTCGGATCCGTCGATCCTCTTCGTATTCGTCATCATAATGCACAACTGGATCGATTTCAATGAAGTTCATGTCGCGCAGCACCCTGAGCGCTTGCGACAGCGCGTCGCAGTAGTCGTCGTGCTTTGCGTTGGGAAAGCTGCAGACTTGCGTGACAAAGGGATTGAGCCACTTGCGCGGTTTGCCTGGGCGGTCTTCGCTCTCGGGCAGGTAGACGCGCCCGCGCATGATGAGGGGGGCGACTAAGTTCAGGCGCATTGTCTTATCAGCGCGACCGGGATTGTACGATCGCACGGGCAGATTCGCTCGCTGCAAGTCTTGAATCAAGCTGATGCCAGCGCTCTTGTCCTCGATCAGGATCAGGTCGACTTTCTTGCCGTTGCCAAACTCGTTCTCGTCGCCGTAAATACTGGTCGCCTCTTCGATTACCTTGGGGCGCAGGTCAGGGTAGAGCATGTGCTCTGACCAAGCGTCGATGACCATTGCGCTCATGGGTTTGTCAGGCGACGGTCGAAACACGCCCATCACCACGCACGCTGTCGGATCGTTCGATGTCTTGTCGGACGTGGCGCAGTCATACGACTGCACGACGTACTCGAACTGAGGCAGTGGTCGATCTGCGGGCCAGAGCTTGAACCAGCTCTCGCTAACGATACCGCCCTCGAGATCGCTGATCAGCTCAGCATAGAGTTCTTGACGACCGAGCTGCGTGCCCCCGAACTGGCTGAGCTCGTCGATGAATGACTTGGCAAGGTTGTCTTTGTTCTCAAACGTCGAGCCAGTCGTCATAATCGTTGACGACTCATCGTCCTCAGCCTCCTCGACCAACTGGCGTACCAAATCGATAGGCTTAGGCGTCGTGGTCACGATCACCTTGGGGTTCTGGCCAAGCCGAAGACCAAACTTCATCATCGACCACGCCTCGTCTGGGTACTGCCACGCCGCGAGCTCATCGCACCAGACAATGTGGTGTTGCGGGCCGCGTAGGCGCGACGGCTCTTCGGCCGAGAACCCACGGATGATAGAGCCGTTCTTGAGAGTTACCTCAAGCAATGATTTGTTGTAGCCGGATATGATTGAAGGCGGGAGCACCGCCATTAAGCCAGACTCGCCCTCGAGGCAAACGGCGCGCACGTCGTTGGTGGTGGGGGCAATGATCCCGCATCGAGTGTTTGCGTTTGTCGCCGCGTACCAGCCGAGCGCTTGAGCGCCAGTCTTTGTCTTACCCCAGCCGCGACCCGCTAGGATCAACCAAGTGGTGTACCAGTCGCCATCAGGCATGATCTGCTTCTTGCGTGCGGTGTCAAACCAAGCCTCACGCCAGTCGAGCATAACGAGCTCATCGATGCTGAGCTCAACCAGATCTTCAGCCATCTTTTAGACGACGAGCTGCGATCTTCTCGATTAACGCAACGCGCATCTCGACGGGACCGCCCCCGTCGCCGACGTGCTCTGTGCGAGCTAGTTTCGGGATATGGTACTCGCTGACTGCGAGTAAAGTCTCTAGGGCAACTTTCGGACCATGCTTAGGATCAGCAGCAACCTGCTCTAGCCACTCTTGCATACGAGGCGCGTTATTGTCCACAAACGCAGCGAAAGCAGCTCTGGCGTTCTGTGTGACCTTATTAGGCACACCAGCAGGGCGTCCACCACCCTCTCGGACACCACCTCTGGTTTTTTTAGGTTGTTTTTCAATTTCCATACGCAAATTGTATCAAAATCACAACAAAAATAAAATATTTAAAATATTTGCAAAATAATTGATAAATTGTGTTGCATTGTGTTTTTTCGTGTTACTATTTGTTTGTGGACGAACCACACCAACCAGATAAACTGACCGGAGAGATAACATGAAATTAAACTATAAAGCACTTTGCTCGTCCTGCCGCACAGGCGAACACAAAGTTCCTGCTGATGCGTTTGTTACTGGCTATGACCAATTCAATCAGCGTCCATTCCGTGGCTACTTGTGCGACAACCATCTTGATATGGTTTTGCATGACGGTCAACTGATAAACGAAAAAATTCGTGAAATGAGTGTTGATGCAATCTGTAAAACTGAGCTTGGTTGCACCTTTGACGAGTTTGTTCAGCGCACCTGCTACAACCCTACATTGCGTGGCGAACGCTTTGCTCGACTCATTGAGGCGTTTAACCTTCATATGTGGTCGCATGACCAACCGTGGCGTGCGTGCAACTATTAACCAACGGGGCGCAAGCGCCCCATCCAACCTGATCTAATCAAACTGAGGACATACATATCATGCGCAACTTTAACATCACCTCTTTCGAGCACGCTACTGAGATTGCTGCTGCTGAGACCCAATCTACTGGCAATCTACACATCGCTTGCGACTACGGCGACCACTGCTCGCCACGTTACTACACGATTAAAGTACCTGCTGTCGGCGATCTCGTCAGCTACGCTTTCAACGGCGATTACTACCCGTGCGGCTCTATCACTTCAGTCAGCAAGACTCTTAAAAAGATCATGACTAGCGACGGTCAAGTCTTTTATCGTCGTCGTCAAACTGGCTGTTGGAAAATGAATGGCGTCTGGTCTTTAGTTGGCGGTCACATCGAACGTCAAAATCCTGAGTTTTAATAAATTATTCAATCAACTCGCTACGGCGAGTTAAAGGACATACATTATGCAAATCACAATCACATTCATTGACAGCAAAGGCAACACTCAGCGCGAGCAATATGACTCAATCTATGATCGCTCAGCTCGTGCGTTGATCAGACAGCTTCATCAACTTTGCTTAGAGTTTCAAATTCAAGAAAAGCATTGATTATTCAAAATTATTAAAACCAACCCTCAGAAATGAGGGTTTTTTGTATACATTTTGTTTGTAAAGCAAAACTATGTAGTATTCTGGTATTCATCTTTTTTCATGTAGTATTTAGACTGCGATTTATAATACTACATGGGGGCTTCAGACCCATGTAGTATCGTGTATTTCACTTAATAGATACCACATGCTCGATACCACATGGAAATAAAGAATTATTTAGTGAAAATAGTGTCATGTGGTATCATGTGGTATTGAGCACACTCTCATACATCGTGAGACTTTGTGAAAATTGTACGGTGCGAATTAGCTCTTTTTACGATCTCATCAGGAAACGGCAAATCAATCATCGAGATCAGCTTTTGACGCGCCATGCCCTTAATAAAATCGAGCGCATTGCCTTTGCCCATAGGCAATAAATCGACTAATTCGTTCATCGTTCTGTACTCGCTTGGTTGTAACGAATCTAACTCAGCAAGCACTAAGCACTCATACTTCGCTTTTTCTAACTGCTTCGCAGCAGCTTCGCCGCGCTTTTTGTCTTGCTCTTTCTGCTCTTTTAATGCTTTCTTGCCGCCCGTCTCAATCGCTACGGGGTGACCATGAATCAGAGTTTCTTCAACAGGGTTGCCCAACATGTCAAAAGTCTTAATCTTATTCACAACTGCTTCAAATTTAATCCCATCAACTTTCGATACAAAACGATGCTTAGCGTCTTTGATCTCCATCCAACGAGTGCCGTCGTCTTCTTTGATCAAATAAATAACTTGGTTTGCGTCTGCTTCCCACGCGCCTGCGCCGCGAGCGCTGAAATCAGCGACATCAGCGCGTTTGAGCGCTTTTGAGATGTGACCAACAATACCCATCGGCATGCCCTGAAACCGCTGTTTAAGCACTGCTAGAGCGCGTCCTACGACACTGTTGTCGCTTTCGTTCTCAAGATCGATCGTCGAGCTGCTCGTGTCAAAGACCGGCCACGGCACTGCCATGTATACCTCGCCTGTCACTGAGCTCACATTTTCAGTCAGCATCGTTAAATAAGTCTCAGCGACTTTGACAATCTCAGCGACTGGCAATCGCTTCGCATCGACGATCTTGAAGTAAGTGTGTATCTCTTCTTGACTCGCGCCGCCCAAATGCCCTGACTCTTGCATTGAGCGCAGAATATTGATGACTTGAGCGCTGTCTTCTGTGATATAGATGATTTTGCGTCTCAGTAGCGGCTTCAACGGGTCATCAGCATCACACAGATGCGCAATTCTGCACGCGAGCGGCACAAGCTGCGTCGTCTTTCCCGCTGCAGCAGCGCCTGCAATCAGAGTCAAGCCCATGCCAATGATGCCATCTAAAATAAACTCTCTCGGCTTCATGTTCGTTAAGTCAAAGTTAACGAATTGAGCAAGAGGGTGAATGTAATCCTCTTTCTTATTGAGCAGCATTTTTGCAGCGTCAGCGCCAAGTGCTGTGTCGCGTGCAACATCAAAATCAGGCTCATAGCGCGAGACAGAGCGACTAATTTGTCTGATCTCTGAATCGGGTAGCGGCGTCGAGCATCGATTATCATTCGTTGCAATGAGCGCTGCTAATATCTCGGGCTCTGTCATGCCTAAGCGCCTGAGAGACCCCGCGATTGCTGTCAAGCCAGCGTTGCGATTGCCTTCGATCAGATTGCTTTGAGCGTTAACTATGACTTTACGCACTGAAAGCGCTGCGAGCCAAGCCTCAGGTATCTGAAACGGCGCCACGCCTTCAAACGGATCGCTTGACGCTTCCCAGTCATACTGTCGCCCGTTGATCGTTGAGGGGCTCGCTAGAAAGTATCGACCATTCGAGAGTAGATCAATCCCGTCGCGTAGCTTGCAGCTCTTGATGCTGTCTCTGTAGACGCTGATATAGTGCTGACCACCGCCTGCAGTCAACTGATACGCCCCGTCGGGCGCTGCGCCGTGCTCGTTGAGCCATGTATCCCAACTCGTGTCGCCACCGTTACGCGGATCTATATCAAACACGACGATGTTGCTGATTGCGCCTGCAGCGATTCCGATGTTGAACTCTGGGTTCTGCTGCCACCATGCTTTGATTTGCTCAAGATTTGTAGTCGCGTCGTGAACGCCGTGCGCGGTGGCGGGTATTTTTTCGTTTGGCACAACTGGCAACACGTGCCAACCCCAAGACGCATACGCGAGCGCAGCGTCTAATTTGCTTTGAACAGCCATGTCGCTGTGCCTCATTTTGAGTTTTCTAAGTACTGCACAAGACGTGTGATTGCGTCAAAACTCGGGTTCTTGTTCGTGCCGTTTTTGATAGACAGAACAGTGTTGTAGTGCAGACCTGTTGCGTCTGCAACTTTCGTTGTGATGCGATCTTGTAGATACTCTTTTATTTGCTCTAATGTCAACATTTTTACACCTTATTTAAATAAATTACATTTCGCTGTTGACATATTAAATCATACTGTGCAATAATTCAACCAATCGCTTAACAGATTGTCTGATCAGCGAGATTTAAACATAGGAGAGCCACTCATGGCTATCAACTTAAAAAGTACGTCCGACTTGTCGGCAAATGGCGTTAAAGCATTAGTGTACGGTCAAGCAGGCGCAGGAAAAACCACTCTTGCTGCGACGATGCCGTATCCTGTCATTCTAAGCGCAGAGGGCGGTCTTCTGTCAATCAAAGACGCAGATATTGCGTATCTTGAGATCAGCACAATGGCTGATTTGTGGGAAGCATATGACTGGCTCACAAACGGCGGCGGTCAAGAGTATCAATCTGTTGTGCTTGACTCAATCTCTGAGATTGCTGAGGTAGTGTTGAACAGCGAAAAGAAAAACAACAAAGACCCACGCGCAGCATATGGGGCGATGCAAGAGCAGATGGCTGACATCATCCGCGCCTTTCGTGATCTGCCACATCGAAATGTGTTGATGACTGCGAAAGTCGAGAAGACACAAGACGAGATGGGTCGCGTGTTGTACTCGCCGAGTATGCCGGGCAACAAGACGGGGCAGAGCTTGCCGTATTTCTTTGACTTAGTTTTAGCGTTGCGAGTCGAGAAAGACGCAGAGGGCGTAAGTCAACGAGCTTTGCTTTGCGACTCTGACGGTCTGTGGCTTGCAAAAGATCGTAGCGGAAAACTTGATGCTTGGGAACCCGCTGACTTTATTGCGTTGATTGAGAAGATTGGGGGTGGGGCATGAGTCAATTTAAACCACACGCATTTCCTTTTGATTCAGATAGACAAACCCGAGGCATGACTCTGCGTGATTATTTTGCTGCTGCAGTGTTGCCTGCAGTTTACGAAGAATTAAACAATGCTGAAGGCATCTTCAAGCGCAGCGATATTGCGAAACATGCTTATTTAATGGCTGATGCAATGCTTAAAGAGAGAGAAGAAGCATGAGCCTATATCAAGCATGGCTAAACGCCAAACAGACTGAAGAGATGTCAATCAAAGTTCGTCGTGACTTAGAAGACCAGATGGTCAAGCAATTTGCAATCCCGCCAACCCTTGACGGCACGAAGAGCATTGAAACTTCTGAGGGCTTCACAATCAAGATCGTTGGGCGCATGACTCGCAAAGTCAACGCAGAGAAGCTGCAAGAGCTCGCTGAAGAGAACGGACTCAGCGATCACTTATCAAGTCTGTTTCGTTGGAAACCTGAAATTAACAGCGAGCAATGGGCAGCGGCTGACCCAAGCATTACAACCCCCCTACTAGACGCAATCACGACCACTTCTGGTCGCCCAACTTTTAAAATCATTGTTAAGGAATAATCATGGCACAACTAAACGAAGTTTTTGATGTAAATTCAATGCCAAAGTCAGAGCGCTCGTATGAGCCGTTGCCCGCAGGTTGGTACAACGTCACAATAACTGGCGCTGATCTCAAGCAAACAAAAGCAGGCACTGGCGAGTACATCGCTGTGCGTTATGACGTTGCAGGTCCTACGCACGCAGGTCGTGTCGTTTTTGGCAACTTAAACATCAAGAACCCAAACCCGACAGCAGAGAGCATTGGTCGTCAACAACTTGGTGAATTGATGCGTGCTGCAGGCTTCGCTAAAGTCGAAGACACTGATCAGTTAATTGGCGGTCAGCTTCAAATCAAACTCGACATTCGCAAAAGCGAGCAGTACGGCGACTCAAATGACGTGAAAGGTTTTAAGTCACCAGCAAGCGGTAGTGCAATGCCTACAGTAGCGTCAGCAGCGCAAGCACCTGCAGCGAGTGCAAAAGCGTCGCCCCCTTGGGTTAAAAAGTAATCCATCAACTAAGCCCTCACCCTTCGGGGTGAGGAGCAGGAGACAGCATGGCAAAGTTACCTGAATTAAATCGTACTGTGGCAGCAATTGACGCCCACCATGAATCTACTCAAGAGCCGCCCCGCCCCCATATGGGGTGTAGTACTTTGGGGCATCCTTGCGACCGATGGCTCTGGCTCTCTTTCAGATGGGCGGTGGTCGAGCCATTTAAGGGAAGGATCCTGCGTCTGTTTCGCCGCGGTCAGAATGAAGAGGCAACCGTCGTGGCCGACCTTAAAGCCATCGGCATGGACGTGCAAAAGACGGGTGCTGATCAATCCCGTGTGGATTTTGGTTGTCACGTCTCGGGCTCGGTTGATGGCGTGATCATGTCAGGTGTGCTTGAATCGACGAAGCCCCATGTGCTTGAGATCAAGACGCACGGTCTCAAATCATTCACTGACCTTGAGAAAAATGGGGTTGAGAAGTCAAAATGGCAACACTACGTTCAGATGCAGCTTTACATGATGGGGCTCAAGTTAGAGCGGGCACTGTACTTTTCAATATGCAAAGATGATGATCGTATCTACACTGAGCGAGTACGATTTGACAAGGTTGTTGCTGTCAAAGCTCTCGAGCGTGGGCATCGTTTAGTTAAAGATGCTAGGCTTCCGCCCCCCATTAGCACAGACCCGACTTGGTTTGAGTGTCGGTTCTGCGCGGCGCATGAATTTTGCCATAAGAGTCGCACTACCAAAGAAGTGAACTGTCGCACTTGCGCACACAGCACAGCAAAAGAAGACGGCACATGGCTCTGCGAAAAGTACGATCACACGCTAAGCGTCGATGAGCAGCGTATTGGTTGCGTCGCTCACAACATTCATCCGAATCTCGTGCCGTGGAAATACAGCGCGGGCGAGCACGGTGTGATCTGGCACACCCCACACGGCGATGTCGAGAACAGCGAGATAGATTATCACTCAAGCGAGATCATTGCGAATGTTGAAGCGTGTGCGAGTGCTGATAACTTTGTCGATGATTTGCGATCAACTACTGGTGCAAGGATTATAGAATGACTTACTTAAAATCAGTACTACAAACAAAAAGACACGAAGCTCTTGATGATTTTTTATTACGTTGTAAAGTATTTCGTAAATTCGATGAAATAAAAATTAAATCTATTGCAAATACTACAATCAATTATTTAACGTCGAGCAAAGAAAAACGAAAAACAATTGAATTAGATCAAAAGCTAGAGCAAAGATGGTACGACGCTCTTGCAGCAGGTCGTTACGACTACGACGTATACAACAGCGACGACTACATTGCTGAACTCTGGGCGTGTTGGTTCGTCTACTCAAAGCGATATATTTTAGACATGCAGAAAATTAAATCATTAGAAACAATGAGCATTTCTGATTACTTGAAGCCAATTTATGCAATTGTGGATTTAGGCTGTGGCTTTGGTTATACATCAGCAGCGTTTAAAGAGCTGTATCCACACGCATCAGTAACTGGCACAAACATCGAGAACACAATTCAATTTGATGTTGCAAAGAATCTTGGTAAACAATTTGACTTTAAGGTTGAATCTAATTTAGAAAACTTAAATGAAGATGTTGATTTAGTTTTTGCTAGTGAATATTTTGAGCACATTGAAGACCCAATAGATCATTTAAGAGAGGTTGTGAAGACGATGCACCCGGGAGCATTTTTAATTGCAAACGCTTTTGGCACTCGCGCAGTAGGTCACTTCAATGAGTACAAAATTGATGGTGTATTTGTTGATGCAAAAAAAGTTTCAAAATTGTTTAACGAAGAAATGAAAAATTTAGGTTACATAAAAATTAAAACAAAATTATGGAACAACAGACCAACTTTTTGGAAACATAAAACAACTTTTTTGGACGAAGAAGAAAATTATGAATGAAGACGACAAAACGCTAGACTTGTTTGGCGACGCAGCGTTCGATTGGCGCAAAGAGTGGCAAGATATGCCAGAGTTTGAACAAAACAACTTGAAAACAATTCATTCAATTGTTGTCAATTTCATCACTATTGAAGACATGAATGAGTTCTCTGAGCTGATAGGCAAGCGCATTCACTTCACGACTAAAAGCGTGATGTTTCCTGTCAAAGTGAATAATGATAAAAAAGTATGGGTCGATGACAATGAACAACAATCATCCTAAGTATCCTGTGTACATCATCTCTAAAGGTCGCGCTGACACTCGCAAGACAAGCAAAGCGCTTGAGATTATGAAAGTCAATTATAGAATTGCTGTTGAGCCGCAAGAGTATGAGCAGTATGCTGCTGTGATTGATCGCAGTAAAATACTTGTGTTGCCTTTCAGCAATCACGGTCTCGGCAGCTACCCTGCTCGCAACTGGTGTTGGGAGCACGCAATCAGTGAGGGTCATAGCTTTCACTGGGTACTCGACGACAACATTCATGCTTTTGCGCGTCTGTACAAAAATAAGCGTATACCGTGCAGGTCAGGCGCAATCTTTCGCGCAGCAGAAGACTTTGCTGATCGTTACGAAAACGTCGCTCAAGCAGGCTTTCAGTATCGCTTTTTTGCTGAAGAGCGCACAGATATGCCAGCGTTCAGATTAAATACACGCATTTTTTCGTGCATTTTGATACGCAATGATTTAAAGCATCGTTGGAAACTCAAGTACAACGAAGATGTTGCTTTGTCGCTTGACGTGCTCAAAGACGGTTGGTGCACGATCATGTTCAACGCTTTTCTTCAAGATAAAGCGACAACGCTCAGCGTGAAAGGCGGCAACACAACAGAGCTTTACGCTGACGGCGACAAAAAGAAAGAGAAGTCACAAACGCTTGTTGATGCGTATCCAGACTACGCATCGCTTGCTTGGCGCTACGACAGGTGGCATCATCGTGTTGATTTTGACGTTTTTAAGAAAAATATACTTAGAAAAAAGCAAAACTTAGTAATAAATCAAGGTATTAACGAGTATGGCATGAAACTCATCAATCGCGAGAACTGAAATGACAAAATTACGCGACTACCAACAACGCGCTTTAACTCAACTCTACACATGGTTCGAGCAGCACGCAGAGGGCAATCCGTGCATTGTGATGCCTACAGGTTCAGGCAAGAGTCACGTTATTGCAGCGTTTTGTCGTAATGCGCTGCAAGAGTTTCCTGAGACAAAAATTTTGATGCTCACCCACGTCAAAGAATTGATCCAACAGAACGCAAGCAAGATGCGCGAGCACTGGCCAGACGCCCCGCTAGGCATTTTCAGCGCAAGCATGGGCAAAAAAGACTTGGGCAAAGAGATCACGTTTGCAGGTATTCAAAGCATTCGTAAGCGTGCTGATCAGCTCGGTCACATCGATATTATTTTGATCGATGAGTGTCATCTGGTGAGCCACAATGATGAGGGCAGTTATCGTAAGCTGATTACTGACCTCACGATCATCAATCCGCACCTGCGCGTGATTGGTTTGACAGCGACGCCTTTTAGGCTAGGTCACGGCTTGATCACTGATAAGCCAGCTATCTTTGACGCGCTTATAGAGCCTGTAAGCATCGAATCGCTTGTTGAAGGTGGTTATCTATCAACTCTGCGTTCAACGCGCACAGCGCTTCGTTTAGACACGTCTGATGTGCATAAGCGTGGGGGCGAGTTCATTGAGTCTGAATTACAAAAAGCAATTGACACAGAAAAGAACAATCGTGAAGTAGTCGAGGAAGTGCTCAAACTCGCAGGCGATCGCAAAGCATGGCTCTTCTTCTGCGCAGGCGTCGATCACGCGCATCACATCTCGCATCTGTTGAATGGTTACGGAATCACTTCAGAGTGTGTGACAGGCGAAACGCACAAAAAAGATCGTGAGAAGATTCTCGATGATTTTAAAGCTGGCAAGATTCAAGCTGTGACAAACGCTAACGTGCTGACGACTGGCTTTGATCATCCTAATATTGATCTGCTCGTAATGTTGCGACCAACAATGTCAGCATCTCTCTACGTTCAGATGGCTGGGCGTGGGATGCGCCCTAAGAGCCATACTGATCATTGTCTAGTTTTAGACTTTGCGGGTAACGTCGCAATGCACGGTCCCGTAACCAACGTGCAGCCAAGCAAGAAAAAGGGTGAGGGCGAGGGCGATCCGCCAACCAAAGTATGTGAGCATTGCCATGAGATTTGCCACATCTCTGCGAAGATTTGCCCAAACTGCAAAGAGCCATTCCCTCTGCCGCCTGAGAAAAAATTCATTCTCCATAACGATGACATCATGGGGGTCAAGAGCAATGGTGAATTGGCCGTTCGCTCATGGACATGGCGCAAGCAGATCAGTCGCACGTCAGGCAAACCGATGCTCTCTGTCACTTACTATGGCGGTCTAAGCGACAAGCCAGTCATTGAGTACTTGACTGTAGGCTACATGGGCTTCGCAGGCGACAAAGCAATGCGTACACTCTACAACTTGGCGCAAGCGTCTGGCGCACTGCTCACAGGCGCTGAAAGTATGAGCCAAGACGAAGGTCTGACTTTTCTTGCTGACCAGATGAACAAAGCGCGCCCACCATCATCAATTACATTTAAACTTGATGGCAAGTTTTATCAAATTTTGACTAGGAGCTGGAGTCGTGCGACACAAGAAACCGCTGTTTTTAGTAGAAGTACCGAAGTGCTGTCACACATGTGATAAGTACGACTCAAAAGGTCAGTGCCGCGAATTTAAGTCTGAGCCGCCTGAAGAGTTCGCCGCAACCGTAGATGCTTGTGATAAGTGGGAGGAGGAGCTGTGTCCATTCTGAAAGTACCCTCTGAGCACGTCGAGCAATCACTTTTTGTGCAGTGGTTCAGGCGCAGCTACCCGAACGTGCTGATCTTCGCTATCCCAAATGGCGGTGCTCGAAGCAAAGCCACCGCGGGCAAACTAAAAGTTGAAGGGGTAGTTGCGGGGGTGCCAGATCTTTTCGTGCCAGAGTGGCGCTTATGGATCGAAATGAAGCGCATCAAAGGCGGCGTTGTAAGCGCTGAGCAGCAAGGTATGATTGAATATTTACAAAGTGTTGGGTATCGTGCTATTGTGTGCAAAGGTGCTGAACACGCCAAGGCACAAATACTGGAGATTCTGAATGAAGAAAGAAATTAAAGAAAAGTTCGTCACGATTCGTGTACCTGAGTCAATTCTGGCTCAATTGCAAGCAGTCTGTAAGAGTGAAACTCGCTCTGTGAGTGCTCAAATATTGCATTTTATTAAAAAAGGTTTAGTTATAAAGGATTGAGTCTTTATAACAACAAAATCTATAGAATGTGTTGAAAAGTGTAAAATCGTGTTAATATTTGTCTCAGCAGTAAAGCAATACAAAAATCTTCAACCTGAATCACAGACCGGAGCTACACAATATGAACGCAATCACCACCACCGAGAATTTGGCACTGACCCTTGCAAGCGACATCGACTCATTGTATGTGCTCGACCAGCAAGCAAAAGCATTGGCTGAGCAAGTCAAGCAAATGAAAGGCGAGCTCGCTAACAAGTACGGCGAAGGCAAGCACGTTGGTCAATCGCACAGCGTTGAGATCAAGCTCGTACCAGTTATCGGCACCGTTGACTACTCTGCGCTGTGTGTTGCTTATGGCATCACCGACGCAGTGTTAGATACCTTCCGCAAAGAAGGTCGTGTTGACATCCGCGTAACTGCAAAAAAATAAACCAACCGCCCCTCACGGGGGGCTAGGAGAAAATCATGGAACAAAAATTCTGCATCAACTGCGAGCACTACAGATCTAACGGCGATTGCCGTGCACCTGAGCATGGCGTTGATCTTGTAACAGGTCAGCCTCAAGTTAGACGTTGCGCTGTGCAGCGTTCGCCCGGCGTGGTGAAAGGCTACTGCGGCGAGCAAGCTCTGTTTTTTCAACCAAAGGTGACAGCATGAAAGTCAAACACTTAAATCATGCAACTGTGATTGAGTGCCGCTTAGGCGGCATGCCAGCTCAGATCGCTTTGTGGAGCGACGGCGAGTACACAGTCATGGATCGTAAAGGCTACGCAGCAGATTGGCTAGAACGCAAAGTTGGTCAGACTGCAGTGTTTGAGGCAATTCAAATTGATAAAGAAAATCGTAAGGAGTGGTATTTATGAATAACGAAAAAACTATTGCAGAGCTTGAAGAAGAGCTTGAGCGCATTGAAAATAAACACAAACATTGGCGCAGTCATCCTAATCAAGACGGTTCTTATGAAGCCGCAATCAGTCACGATGGTTACTACATTATTTTGGGCAAAATTGAGAGGTTAATGAAAAATGAATAACTGGCGCTTTATCCTTAAAGAAGCCCTTGGATTCATCGGCTTTGTTGTTATTCTTTTTTATTTAATCTGGATGAATTGAAATGGATCAAACTGATTTAATCATCGCAGGAGCGTTCGTAGCAATTACTGTGCTCTACATAGCATGGCTTTGGCTAACGCGCTACAAACCGCCTGTAGACCCGTTTAAGCACGCTTGCCGCTGCATACACCCAATTAAGTGCGACACTTTTGACAGGTGCATGAAAAATGGACATTCTTGACGCTCAACGCAAAATACTTGCTTTTTGTTCAATAGCACGCACGTCTGATGAAATTGCAGCAATGCTTGAACTAAAAAAAACTGAAGTCTATTCAATTCTTAAAAATCTTGTGCGATGCAAAAAGTTGACTAAAAAAGGCGATGACAAGCGACGCACAAACCCAGCGCTTTTTATTAGAGCTGTTGATGTGCCAGTTATTGTTATTGATGACAATAAGACGAATAACTTTCATGCGCATAACCCTTTTGGACTATGAAAATGACTGACAAAGAACTGATTAACGAACAAAAAGAAACAATTCAAGTGTTGCACAGTAACATCCACGACTATGCTGCAGAGATTGTGCGTTTGCGCTCAAAAATTAACGGTGCACTTGCTCTGTTGCAGACTGGGCAGTCTATTAACGTGGTTGCCGCAATTGAAATGCTTAGGGGGATGAAATGAAAGAAGCCAGAGAACTACAAACACTGCTTGATCAGCTTGAGCATCACATCAATGCGCAGGCAGACGAGATGGATTGCCTACGCAAAGATGCTATGCGCTACCGTTGGCTCAACAAGTACACCAGCCAGTTGTTCATGGTGACTGAGCAGCAAATGAACGAAGAGGTTGACCGTGCTATGGCAGGGGGTGAGAAATGAACCGTGAAATCTTGCAGCAAGCGTTACATCATTTAGAAGCACTCGCCGATGACTTACGCAGAATACCTAGCGACATTGCTCAAACTATTGCAGCACTTGAAGCTGAGATAGCCAAGCCTGAGCAAGAGCCTGTCGGTTACTTTTATTTGAGAAAAGGCGTTTTTTATCACATCTATGAACCGCATAATGCTGATCCTGAGGTATTTCAGCTTTACACCGCACCACCACGCAAAGAATGGGTCGGGTTGACGGATGAGGAGATCAATGACTTTGATAAAAAGCTGCGAGACAACGGCGACTATTGCAGCTTGCATTTTGCGTGGGGTATTTCAGCCAAACTAAAGGAATTAAACACATGAACATCCCTGCTGATCTACCCGAGTGGGCGTTATGGTTTTACGGCGCATGGTGCGTATTTATAATCTACCTAAAATGGCTATTTAAATGAAAGAACTAACCGATTTTCAAAAGAAGTTTTTTGCCCGTGGCACAGGCGCTACACTGTTCACGCAGGAAGAGTTTGACGAGGCATTAGCGCTTGCTCGTGCTGAGATCATGCAGATTGCGATTGACACCACCAAGACCGCGATTGCTATTGAGCGCGACGAGTGCGCAAAGCTCGTCGATGTGATGCGTAATAGCCTAGACACGCCAGATACGCCTATGGTGCTTGATATGGCGCTTACTCAGCTTGCGCAAGATATTCGCAACAGGACAAAAAAATGACTGAAGACGACCTGCTAGACCTATACGCGCTCTTTGCGATGCTCAAGATGAATTGGGATAAGGGAAGTGAAGACAAAGACGCTGACGACTGTTATACGATCGCTCGCGCTATGCTTCAGGCTAAAGAACGTGCAAAGTAAAACTCACCCCGCTTCTCAAAGAATGCGTCGAGCACTAACCCAACCATCTCAGGGTCGTGTTTGATGCTTTCAACGACTGCGCGATCAATCGTAGCGTGCTCAATGAGTTTGACGAATATTGAACGTGCGACCTCGTTTAAGCCGTCCGGCACAACGACTTTTTTGTCGTACAGGTCAGCTCGCAGATCCTTGCGCGTCACTTTGTTCTTAGTTGCCCGTTCAATTTTGACCGCAAGTATGGCGCTTGCTAATCGTCGATCATTTGCAACAAGCGATAGCCATGTGCGCGTGACCCCAACCTCCTTTGCCAATTTACCCGTAGTACCATGCTTTTTTAGATAATCTTTTAATTTCATGTTAACGATTGGAGAATGTAAAATGGATAATAATCTGAGTTTAAATGAAAATCACAAACCATACGCGCCAGCATCTGCAACAAATGTGCAGCGCACTTGGAAGCGAGTCTGCAACTGGGTGCCGCCATCCAAAGATGAGGCAACAATTGCCAAATGGGACTACTACAAATCTTTAACCATGCGCAGCGAAGCTGCACTTCAATTCACAAAGGAGCCAAAGTAATGTTAAGTAATGTTGAGATCAAGAGCATCTTCTTAGAATGCGAAAATACAAACCCAGACGGCATGTACGCCGACGATGTTGACATCTTTGAGTATGGTCGCGCAGTTGAGAAAGCTGTGCGTGAAGACGAGCGTCGCGCTTGCGTCAACATGGTTAAGTCACTCAATCACGAAGTCGCTCGTGCGCTTGAAGATTATCGACGATTAGCTGATAAAGTTGAGGGGTAAAAAAAAGCCCGCTGGTTAGGCGGGCAAAACAACCCTGAACGGTTGTGGAGGAGAAATCTATTTGGGCATAACTGAAGAGTTGTAAAGACCGTGTTTTTCTAAATAATCAAGTACTTCTGGTTTTAAATAATCATAACCCATCAATGCTGCTGCAGAGCCCAAACCCCCAGCTAAAGCGATTGCTTTAGGTATTGGGTGTGGTAATACCCCTAGAGCTTCTAAAGCAGCGCCAGTGCCCGCTATACCCGCACCCAGCTTGTCACCTGTTTGAGATCTTTCATAAGCCTCAGCGCCACTCATCGCAGCGCCAGCGCCCGTTAAAGCGCCCGGAACTTTTGCCGCAAGACCTTGCCAACCTAATGATGGTTTGGCATTAGCCGCTTTTGCGCCGCCCAAGTTTGATAAATTAGCCTCACCTTGCTGCACGGCACGTTGTAATGGATCAATCAAAACTTGACGCTCATTCATGTGTTTAAGCATTTCAGCTTCAGCAGATGAGAATTTTGACCAAGCCCCGCCAGCTTGTGACGTTGTTTGTTTATGCAGGTCTTTTAAGGCCGCTAACTTTTGCTCTTGAGGCAAATTAGATTCAATAATTTGACGAGCAATTTTTTCAATAGCTTCTTTGCCAGACGCAGGAGTTAAGACGCCTGTTGGGCTTGCGTAAGTGATGCCGGGGAACTCTACCGTCACACCATGCGGCTTAACAACGCCTTGCTGCTGCAAAGCGCTTAATGTTTTTTGACCTTCAGCGCCATGCTCTGCAATTTGCTGAGTTGTCGCTTGATAGCCTGAGCCTCGTGAGCGACCTGTACCAATGTCGCCCAAAGTGCCGCCAGTGCCTTGTATCTGACGAGTTTGCAAATCAGATGGCGTGACAATTAATTTAGATTCTGGCGTTGTAGCGACCGCAGGGGGGGCAGCTTTAGACTGCGCAGCAATTAACGCATCTCTTGCAGCAGCTTGATTTTGCAATTCCATTAGATGAAGTTCTTTTAAAGCATCTGCTTGACGTTTAAGAGCGTCTGCTTTGAGCTCATAATCTGCTAAGCCACCAGATAATCCTAAACGATGCTTTTCAAGTTCTTGTTGAGCGATCAAAGCAGCATTCGGTTTTGCTTCAGGCGGTTTATACTCGCCCGCCCATTTTGATAGTTTATTGCCAACATAAGCGCCGCCTAGACCTGCTGCGCCTAGCTCAAGCGATCCTGCTTTTAACCCCACCGTGCGCTCAGAGGGCGGCGGCGGTGGCGCAGTCGCTGTTTCAGGCTTAGCGTTGAGATCGTAATTTTGCCATTGCGGATCATCAGGATACTTCTCTCGCATATGAGCAAGAGCTTCTTCTTTTGTCATTTCGCTCATATTACGGCGCTCCTAAAGTTTTATATGCTTTGTAATCTTTGTGATAAGTATCTAAAGATTCTTGATATCCGGGGGTGCCAAAAAATCCATATGGCTGAATATTTTTAGCTTTAGTCGTGTTAAACACATCAAACTTTTTGCGCATATCCATCAGATGAGTATTGGCTATTTTTTGCTCATTTAAGAAATTGTTAATAATCTTGTAAGGATCTCGCGCTGTTGCCATTGTATTTTTCATCTGCAAGTCTTCAAAGTTACTAGGCGCAGCTCCAAACGGTTTTGCAGAAACGGCTGTCATATATGCCGAGCCTAGGATTTGATCCAAGCGCTTTAGTTCCGACTGCACTTCTGGCGGTTGGCTGTTTAACCAAATAGCGTAAGCATCTACCGAGGCGCTCCACGGTCCAACGCGAATACCGTTGTTAAGCGCTGTCATCATACCGGGCACAAAACCTTGCTTAAACATTTGCCCAAGAATTGGTTTTAATTTTGGATCATTGATAATTTGTTTTGCTTCAACAAAATCAATATTTTGTTTATTTAAAGAGCCAATATCAAGACCAGCGATTGACTCTAACTTTTTCTCATACACTTTGCCCGTATTGGCCTCAGCTCGCTCTACGTTTTGCTGATACTCTTTCTGCCGTGCCTCGGCGTACTCATAACGCTTAGCGTCCGGGACGCTGGCCGGTATCTTAATCTCCGTGCCGTCTGGGTATTGGTAACCGCTTGCGACCATAGGACCCGCAGATGAAGATACCGCAGGTGCTGCGCCAGCCGCAGGAGTGCCAGCATTTGCAGGCGCACCACTTGAGATTCCAAAGTATTTCAACGGGTCAACTGGTTTGCCTTCCCCGTTTTTTATTTCCCAGTGCGCGTGTGGACCAGTAGCGTTACCCGTGGCACCTACGAGTCCAAAGTTAGAGCCCATGGGAACTTCTTGACCCTTTTTAACTAGTATTTCCGACAGGTGCGCCACTGTGTGCAGGTTGCCGTTTGAGTCTTTAAGCGTAACGTAATTGCCCGAACGCGGGTCACTGCCCGTAGCTACCACTGTGGAGTCTAGCGGTGCAGCCATAGGCGTGCCACTAGGCACCGCAAAGTCCACTCCGTAATGACCTGCTCTAAAGTTAGTGGTTACCGCTGCGTTAACGTCTGCACCAAATATCGCAGGAATCTGAACCGCTTCCCTGCTAGGCGCTGCTCCACCCCCGCCCGTGACGGGCGCTGCTCCACCGGCGGCGGGCGCAGGGCGTCCAGAAGTTGTAACCCCGCCCAATCTCACGCCAGTTTCAGCAAAAAACTTCTCTACGTCTATACCTAATCGCTGCGCTTCAATCGTAAGTTTTTGAATTGCTAACTGACGCGCAAACTCAGGTGTCTTAGGATCGGTAGCGTAGGCGATGTCTTTTTGCATCGTGCCGGGCTCGTTCCACTTGGTCTGACGCTCAAAGAGCATTTTCATTGCAGCGCTTGGATCATACTTAGAGGCGATTAACGCCTGATTAACTTCGTCTTTAGTAAAAGTAGGTTGTGCGGTTGCGCCAATCACACTTTGCCCTGTGCCAATCATAAATGGCGCTTTGGGCTGACCGACAAGTTGAACGAGCTTAGGATCATCCTCAGCGAGGTTGAGCGTTTTAGCAATCATCGGCAAGTCAGTGGCAGTGATCATTTGCGGCACGCCACCTGTCATAGCCTCCAACCCTTGCATTGCTTTTGCTTGCTTTTGCATCTCATACTTCTGACCAACTAGCTGAGCACGCATCTGAGCAACTGGAAGAGCATTTTGCTCTTCAACTTGACGTTGTTGACCCACAACATCCATAGCGCGACCAAACGCTTCAGAAGCGCTGCCTGTGCGACCGGGGTTCGCTAACGCTCCAGCGATCTGAAACCAGTTTGTACCGCCACGATTCTCGAGCGCAGCCAAGACTTTATCAATTGACTCAGAATACTGCTTTTGAATATCAGGATCAGCCGCGCTCATGCCTGTTGGCACGGCTGGAAGTGTTGCTGTTGGGAGAGCCATGATTTATTCCTTAAATTGGGTTACCAAATGCATCATAACCAGAGCCGGGGGCAGTAGTGTCATACCCAGAATTTGCTGCGTTATTGATGGCAGTTTGATTTCCGCTTTCAGGGATAGTGGTGCTACTACCATTAGGACTGCTCTTAAACGTCTTAGCCAGCCAATCGGTAATGTTTGTGATTGGCGAAGCACCGCCGTTGGGAGCGCTTGTAAACAACCCAGTAATACCAGCACCAAGCGAGCCAAGTTGAGCAAGAGGCGAAGATTGATACGCACCCGGAATCGGCCCCGTATAGGTAGACGATACAGACGTCGGAATCGTGAACCCTTTCATCAAAGCTGCCTGCTGAGCTGCAACTTGTAGCGGGAACAGTTGCTGATTTTGAGCCATCTGCTGCTGCTGACCACCCATCGTAGAGAGCGCGTTCACGTCACCCATGCCCAAGTTCTGCGTTGTTGTGCCTAGAGCGCCAATCTGAGCGCCGCCAGTCATCTGACGCGCTAGATCAGCTTGCGCTTGCGTCAGCGCGTTCTGATAACCACTTGCGAGCAAACCTTGCTGCTGACCGCCTAAGTTCTGCAGGGCGCTTGTGATGTTCTGACCGAGCACGTTAGCGCCACGGGTCGAACCAAACTGACCGCTACCCACAGCACCCGCAGTTGCCTGAGGCGAGATCGTGTTGCGAATGTTCTGCAGACCTAAGCGACCTGCCTCGTCCACGACGTTGCTCAGGTACGGGTTCATGTACTGACCCGCTAAGCTCGGAGCAGCCGTCGTCGCAGCGTTCATTGTGAGCGCGTTAGCAGCCTGCAGGTTTGGCTGATAGTTACCCACGTTCTGTGCTGTCTGCTCAAACGCTTGCTGCTGCAGAGGCTGCGCACCGATATACTGAGCATTTGCACCTGCTTGCGTACTTGTACCCGCCAAGTTGTTCAGGTAATCCATGTACCACGCAGGAGCCGCAGTCGCCTGCTGTTGCGTAGTCGTGATATTTGGCAGCGCCGCACCCTGAGTGAACGTGCCACTCGAAGGTGTAGAGGGCGTGCCCAACTGAGGTGGCGTCACATAGTTACTAGGTGCAGCGGTCAGGTTCGGACCCGTCGCGGCGTTGAATGTTGCGCCCGGCGTAGGAGCGGCGAGTGGCGCAGCAGCGGTCAACGGCGATGCGTTGGGATCAAGCATTGTTGGGTCAGCCATGATTATTTCCTTCCTACTTGTTGTAGCGCTTCTTTCATGTACTCAAGAGGCGATGCCTTGGGGGGTATTTTATCAGCGGGTGCTGATCTTGTATGGTTTCGTAACGACTCACGAAACGCATCTAAAAGTTTTGCACCTGCATCGCTTGAGCCGTTACCAAGCGTTGAAACGGTCGAGGCGTCAAAGACGTACTCGCCGTCAGCTAACATCGCAGGGATGTCATCTGACTGCCCATCGCCTCGACCCCTGACGTAGTGCCCAGTCGCACCTGTGATGAACTCAGGGATGTGCTCACCCTCGCCACCGTGCGCCTGCCCGCCCTCAGCCATCGTGCCTGTGGGCAAGTTAGCGATGCCAGTACCCGCCATAGCTAGGGGGTTGGTGCCCGAGCCCTGATAGAGCCAGTCTGAGCCTGCTTTTTGACCTGTTGGGATCACGGGGATGCCGGGCGTTGGTTTGCCTAGCAATTGACTGCCCGCAAACGTCGTAGGATTGCCGCCAGACGTGTCTTGACCGTAGGTAAAGTAGTTAGGTGTCGCTCTCTTTTGAAGCACGCCATAGAGGCTTGGATCAACGCCAGAGATGCCTTGCTGTAACTGAGCGAGCTGTAGGGGGCTGCCGCCATCTTTTGCGTGTACAGGGGCTAGCTGCTGATATACGTTGTAATTTTCAAAGGGGTTGTATTCGTTCACATTTACACCTTGCAAGAATGTACTTTGTAAGTTACCGGGCAGTGCGCCGACCGTTGTGCCTTGCGTGCCTGAGCCGTACATGTACGATGGCGTCATTGTAGTAGCAGGCGCTGCGACTTTGGGTGGCGTGATCGCTGCCTGCACCAACGGCGGTGGGTTGACAATCGGTGGTTTGACGATCGGCGGGTTGATGTCAATCGGCGGGTTGACGATTGGTGGATTGACGCTCGGTGGCGTCGGAATTGGGGGATTAACAATCGGCGGTGGATTGATGCTTGGGGGCGGCGGATTGATAATCGGCGGCTTAATAATTGGTGGCTTAATAGCTAATGGCGGGATAACCTCATCCCAAAACTTCTTGTCGGTTTTGGTGCCTGTATTAGTTTTGGTTCCTGTATCAATTGTTGGGGAAACCTTTTCACCAAGCTCAGTCTTTGTGCCGTTGTTGTTCAATAACCCGAGCTTAATCGCCTCAGCAGGCGTGATACCGAGTCTTGACGCATTGCTGAGCATCTCTAGCTTAGCGGGCAGTTGCTCGTCAGCGCTAAGCGGCTCAACTGCTTTATCGACTTGTTTTAAGATGACCTCAGGCGGCGCAGACTTATTGTCAAACGTATTTTTAATACCCTCAATCACATTGTTAGAATATGCGCCTTCTGCGAATGCACCGTTCCAAAATTTTGCAACAGATGGATCAACTTGGTTTTCTGCAAAGGTTTTGATTGTGGTGTCAATAAGCGACTTCTGAGCTTGCAATTGCGGCTCAGTGCGACTGCCCAAGTTTTGGTCAACAACTTTTGCTTGCTCAGTAATCGTAGCCAATGAGCTTGAATCAAGGTTTGGACCAAGATCAATAGGCTTAATTGCAGGCTCTGCAAACGTCGTAGGCAAAGCACTGCGAGACTCAGGCGCAAGCTGCGTTGCGACAGACGGTTCTGTTCTTGATAGCGCAGGCACGTCATAGGTCGGGATTCGATCAGCCGCTGCAAACGCATCATTAAAAACGCTTGCAACGTCTCTAGTGGGCGCAACCACTTCTGCTGGACTGTATCCCAAAGCAGGCGTTGGCGCTGACAATCTTTCAGGGCTCACATAAGACGGCGCTTCGTCAATTATTTCGCCCAGATTGATGTTCCTTGTGGGGCTCTCGCCACGCAACAGGCTTGTGTCAGGCGCTCGCGTTAGATCCGCAACAGTTGCGCCAAGGTTGTATGCGCCAGAAGTGTTTGGATCAATAATCCCTGTAGCCGCAGCTTCATATCCACGACCAACGTCCTTGACTGCCGTGCCTGCTTCCCTAAGGGTAGATAACGCAGTGCCCGGTCGCATCAAAATCGCATCAGTCATTAACCGAATATCACCTGCTGGCAAACCAGTCTTTTGCGATAAATAATCAGCACCTTTGTCTATATTCTCGCTGATAAAACGCAACGCCTGACCACTTGCCTCGCCCGTGTAACCGGGAGTGTTGGTCACACCAAATGCTTTGCCAACTGGATTGCTGATTGCTTCAGCCACCCTGTTTGATATTTCACGCATTAGTTCTGGGTTGGCTTGGTAATTTTTGCCAATAAGTGATGCTGTCAATTCCGCTATTTGATCCGCTGTTCGCAAGCCAAGATAAGACGCCATCTGAGTGACAGTAGGTAAAATAGCGCCAACAGTGTTATCTAACGCAGAAGCGACGCCCTGTCCAAATGTAGCTAACTTACTTTGTGATGGCGCTAAATCACCAAACTCGCCTAGAAAGCCGCCAGCGGTGGTATCACTCACCGTTTCAGGCTCGTTCCAGCTAACGCTTACTGGTCCGCTAGAGCTAAATCTATTTGGGGCGAGGGTGACAGGATTCACATCACTAGTAGTCGCACTAGCAAGGGTGCTTAAAGGCGCGTAAGCAGTCGGATTTTGTTGAAAATTATTGAGCGCCTGCGCCATGAGCTCAGCATCGCTTTGACCTGTCGCTTGAGAGATCAAAGGTGGCGTTGTAGGCAAGTTGCGATTCATCGCGTCCTGAGCATCTTGCTGCAAGATGCTGTTGACTACGTCAGGTTGATTTTCCGCATCTAACGGCGCACTAACTACAGGCTGATTTGAGCCACTAACAGGCAATGCCTGAGCATTTGTCGCGCCTATCTCGTACTTGATTGAGTCAACAGTTGATGAGATCGTATCTGTCAAACTAGCTTTCAAGTCCTTGACGACTTGGGTATCGCCGATCATGCCAGCAACGCTTGTTAAAGCAGAATTGACCGCGCCCATGATTGCAGCCGTGCCAATATCGCCGCCTCTGACTGCTGAAATTACAGAGCTAGAGATAGCCGAGTTAATGGCTTTCTGAATGCTCGGATCTGTAATGCCAGCACCGTTTAATACGTCAGACGTACCTGTTGGTATGACGTTTGAAAGCGTAGCGGTCAGCGCACCTGTCAGCGCTGCCTCATAAGGATTCTGCCCTCTTGCCGCTGCGATTGCTGTTGATATAGCAGTTTGAGTGCCAATCTGAGCAAGTGTGCCGCCGCCCATTAAATCAGCTCCTGCAACGCCCGCACCACCTGTTAAGGCGCCTACTGCACCTGCCTTCAAAACATCGCCTATGTTGCCACCACTCGCAGCAGTAACAGCAGCGTTAATAGCAGCAGTCTTAGCGGCTTGCGCCGCAACAGCGCTCCAGTTCAATCCTTCTGTAGCAAGTGTGCCGCCCACTGTTGAGGCAGCTCCTGCTTGAGAGAGCGTGCCGCCCATGAGCTCAGCAGCTTCAATCGCGGTTAAGCCTGCGCCCGCAGCGGGAGCCATGTACGCCATTAACTGAGGCGCAAGCATAGAGCCGTAAATCATTGCTGCGTTCTTGCCCAAACTGCGCCAGTCTTTACCTACGTCGCGTGTTGACTCTTTAGCAAGGCGCATCTCCGCGCCGGGCAAATTCGCCTCCGCAGCCGTGTGCCATGTGTACTCATCCGTGCCAGTCAAGCCGCTATTCGTGCCGAACCAAGCCGCTAACTTACCCGTTGTTGGGTCGTAGTAATGCGTAGGCAAACCTTCGTAATGACCACCGCGGGTTAAACCACGCTCGTCAAACCCACGCACACCCTGCTCAAACTTAGTGTTCACATCGGCGTTCGGATCAAGGAACGGCATGTTCTTTTTTATGTACTCTTCAGACGTTGTGAAGCCTTTAATCACATCATCAAGCGTGACTGATCCGTCTTTTAGCTGTTTATCATATGCTGCGACTTCAGTCTTATCAGGCGTGCGATCAAGCAAGCTCTTGTACAGATTGGTGATCTCTGTCTTGTAGCCTGTAATGTTCTTGTCAAACTTTTTAGTGTCAATCGTCTCGCCCGTGTCAGCGTTTACATAGCTGACGTTACCTGCCTCATCTCGAACAGTTTGAATGTTCATAGGCGCAGCAAGCTCACGACGCTCACCTGTGTTGGCGTTTTGCCAATACGCTTGAGATGTGCCACTGTCTGTGGCTTGAGGAGGTTGCCATTCCCAGCCTGCATTTGGATTAACATAATTTGGGTTTTGAATGAACATTGGCATACCGGTTGAATCATGACCAGTAATCCATTCATCCGTTGTATTGGTATTGCCACCACCCGTGTCTGGAGACAGGCCGTAAGACTGACCCTCAGCACTTGTCCTGAGCGCCTCGCGCATTTGCTCGCCGGTCAGTCCTTGATTGAGCAAGTTAGTAAACGACTCCATCCCGCTCGCGTCAGCCTGCCGACCAAACTCTTGCTGGTAGATGTCGTTTATTGTTTGCTGCCACTGATTTGCAGGAGCAGGCGTAAGAGGTGCGCCCGAGTAGACGGGGTCATTAAAAGAGGCTGCAACGTCGTTAGCAGGCGCAGGTGCAGACTCTGCCGCAGACGCTAATGGCGCAGCAACGGCATTAGGATCAGAAACCTCATCGCCAGTAGCAATCCAAGTACCGTCATCTGTGTAGCCCCACAGCCGAAGACCGCGACCGCCAACAGGTGTACCACGCCCTTGAAAGGCTCTAAGCGGTAGCAGGTCTAAACGGTATTTCATATCGCCGATACAAAAGATAATGTTGCCACTACAGATGCTGTTGATGGGCGAGTCGGACTAGCGCTTACTGGGTAATACTTAATACTTACGTTAGCACTTGTTGTAGACCACCAAATCTGCACATTATCGCCTGCATTCATAGACAAAAAGTAGTTCCAGCCCTTAATGTCATGCGACGGGTCTGAAGGTCCTTTTCGTGCTGACATTCCAATTAACCCCGTAGAACCAACGATGTCTACACCGTTTTGACGCAACCAGATTGAAGTGTCTGTCAGAGCGTTTTCTAAACTCGACACTTGCACACTAAATTGTAAGTTATATATTCCCGCATAATCTACAATTATGTCTGAGCTACTGAGCGAAACCGCATTGGCAAAATCTGTTTGACTCAATGTCAGTTTTGTCGCAGTATTTGCCGTGGTGGTCTGAGTAACATAACTTGAAAACGCACCGTAAGGGAATGTAAAAGAAGCGCCACTTGTTGCCATGTTTGGTCCAGTTAAATAATCAATATCTATAATTCCAAGCAAGCGAAAAGCCCAATCCTGCCAAGTTTCAAAACCACGACTATCAGGTGCGCCAGATCGACTAAAATATCCGTTACCCGAAAATGCGTCTGCCCATTCTGTCCAGCGATCCTCAGGCAACATCCCTAATTGCTGCGCTGCAAAAAGCTCATTCATCAACGCGCACCATGAATCCCATGTCTGACCACGGGGGTCATAAATGACCATATTATGGATTCCCAGTGCTGCGCATATCACCGACATCTGCTGAGAGCAGGTTCAGGCCGCACTCGTAGTTACCATTCACCACGTTGCTCTCAAAGCGCAGGCGCATCTCTCGGCGCTGCTCGCGCATGTCAATCTTGAGCGTTGTGGGCGAGAACACATAAGCGTCGCTCACCTGATCCACGTCCGTTGCGTAGCCTTTGCCTGTGACGTACAGGTTCATGTCCTCAGACTGCACAAAGTCAGGCTCAACGCGCTCGAGCCTGATGTAATTGTTCATGCCAACGGGGTCGTTTTGGTTCGGGCCACCGTTGACCCAACCAAGACTATTTGTCTCAAAGTAGCTCTGAATGGCGCTTTCTTGACTCAAATTCACAAGATTTGTTCCAGTCTCATGCTGCCAAAGCGTGTACTTATTAGATGCGTTTGTGTCTGTACCTGCCCAGATGGGCTTGCGAAACACCTCAGAGAACGTGCCTGCTGAGCGATGAGCGCCGATCGCCTCGCCTGCGTCGTACCAGACTTTGTCGCGCACGTTAAAGATGATCGCGTCTGTGCACTCTGTTGCGTCGCCCTTGGGGTAAAACCACCAGATCTCGCCCCAACGCGGGATCTTTGTCGCCCATACTTTTTGGCGTTGGCTGTAATTGACGTTATCAAAAAAGTAATTGATGTTCATGTTGTTAGCGACTTCGCTCACAACGCCGTTGTACATCAAGAAGCGATCCACGCCGCACCAGAAGAACAAGCCGTCGTACTCGATGACGCTCGATGATGACAGGATTGAGCTCTGGCTCGTCACGATGTCGTAGCGCCAGTAAATCGTGCTGGTTCCCACTGTTGTAGGCGCGTAACTCACGCGAATAACTGAATCCAATGACCAAAACAGCCCTGAGGGCGCAGTCGTGCCGCCCCTGATTGGCAAGCCCTTGACGATCTTGCCTGCAGAAACAGTGTTCTCGTTGGCGTCAGCCGAGACCCAGTCTTGAAAGTTACCCGCTGAGCAGTTCTTGATTAGGCCGTTATTGCCGTACACAAAGAGGTACGGGTGCAACATCACGCAACCGCCAGATACGCTCACGTTGTTATTAAACGTCAGCGTCAAAGAGCCCGAAGTTGAGACTGTATTTGAGAGCGTCACGGTTGTGGTGCTAGAACCAACAATCACAATGCTCACTGTTGTGTTGGCGGGCACGCCTGTGCCAGTAACCGTCTGACCGACTGCGATGAGCGCGTTAACTGAGGCAATCGTAAACACGCTTGGTGGGCCAATCACCATCGTGCCAACAGCGGTGAACACACCCACTTGGCTCATCGCACCTGTTGGGAAGTCACCCACTAAAACTGGCGTGTTGAGCGTGTTGTCAATGTGCGTGAGGTTAAGACCGGGGTGCGCAATGAGTGTTTGATTGCCCGAGCCGCCTGAGTCAAAGCCGATATCCATCTGCCACAAATTGGTCGGATCAGACGTGAAGTTACTCAGCGAGATGTTGGTCGGACCCGAGCCCACGCCGTCATCGTCGTCTGTCACCCACTCTTGCAGACCGTCGCTCCAACCAGAGTAGACGTAGTTCAAGCCGTTCTCTGAGTTTAGAATCATGCCGCGGCTAATGCCCGAGGCGTTCTGAAATATACCCTTGTAGCCGCCAACCTTGCGAGGGCGACCCCGCTGGAAGCGCACCCACCTGCCGTCAACGAAGACAGGCGCATCAAACTCGGTACCATCGCGTTGGATGCCCGGCTTAATGTTGAGCGAGATGACTTTAGCGGTCAAAACGTGCCCCCTGCGATCCCAACAGGGATCAAAAATCCAGTTGCCGTGAGTGTTGCCGCGTTTGTTGCGTTGAGCGACCAACCGATCTGATTCGTTGCAGGCTGATACATGCCTGTGCTGGTGTTGCCTGAGAAGTTCAGAGAAGGCGCAGCAGCCGAGCCGGGGTTAATCGTAAGCGTTGTTACCGTACCGCCTGAGGCGCTCGATGAGTTGTAGACGTTTGTGCCGTCACAGACGACTGTCAAGGTCTGACCCTGTGCGACTGTGACAGTTGCCGCACCAACCGCTGAGGTCTTGAACGTGAGTGAGAACGCGCCAGTCGTCTGGTTATTCAGGTAATAAATCTGAACGGTTGAGGGCAGCACAATGATCTGATTTGACGTGAGCGCACCGTAATACTCCTGCACGACGTTGGCGTACTCAACCGCTGTGAGGGTCGTGGTGCCGCCAGTGACCGTCTTTGCTAGTTGAGTATAGGCAAATGCGTTTGAGCGCCCGTACGCAAACGTAGAGTAGCCATTAATGCCGTTTGAGACGATGACCAACGACTCAGTCAGTTGAAGCTGCTGCGTAGCTGCTGTGTCAATCGTGTCTGTGCCGCTTGGGGTAAGGGTTAGGATCCCCGTGCCGCCGTTGCGCACCATCACAAACCAACCGTTACCGACCGTAGACGCTGTGGGCAGCGTGATCGTGCCCACGCCGCCTGCCCAGACTAAGAACTGAGCGCGGTAGGTGTCATTTAACGTGGTGCTTGAGAACACAGAGCTCTCAGCGTACTCTTGGTTGAGCGTCGTACTTGATGCAACTAAACCATATCCTGCAAGCGCCGCAGCATTGGCTGAGGAAGTGCCCGCACCAAACGTAACAGTAGACCAAGTGCCATTATTTGTAGAGTTATCCGTTAAAAAGATGTATTCAGCGATACCTGAGGCGATTGAGACAATCGTGTTGCCAGAGATATCTGTGACTGTGAATGAGTTTGCGCCAATGTTCTGAATCAGCACGCTTTGACCCGTGCTCACTTGCAGCGCAGAGGGCAGGTACAGCTTTAAGCTGCCCACGGTTGCGGTAACCTGAATGATTGCGGCAACAACGTCTGTGCTTGTTGTGCCGTTGATTGGCCAGTCAAGCTCCGTGTCTGCCGAGATCGTCAGCGCTTCGTAGCCGATTTGGCTCGGGTTGATGGTCTGGCCCGTAATCGGGTTGACGTAGGTGTTGGTCATAGTTACCTCTAAGAGTCCACAGCAATTGCTGAGCGGTCACCCACGCGAGTCACGTCCTCGGCTTTAAGCGCCTGCATTGCCATGTCGTACTTCTGTTGGAATATCTGACGTGCGTCGTCTTTTAGGTAGATCACAGCCTGCAGGAGTGCTCCAAAGAGCATCGCGTTGGGGGCGTTGTTTGTGATCCAGTTTGTTTGGTTCGCTGACGACAGAGGCTGTAGGCGCTGATAGACGAGCACCTCAAAGGTGTACGCCTGATCAGGAATCGGCGCCACGAACCAGTTGTCGTAGTCGTAATCTGAATAATATAAGGTCAGACCGCTCGCGCTTTCTGCGTTATAGTTGGTCAGATACTCATACTTGCGTAGGAAGACGGGTGTCTTCTCGCCGTTTGAGGTTACCGACATCGACACGGTCTTGCGCCACCGAGCGGGCTTCTGAATGATCGGGTTGCCGATCGACATCACCCCTTGGGCGACCTCGATCTGGCCGAGCGTCTTGATCTGCTGAGCAATCTCAAACTCAGCCAGCGTGATAAATACAGGGATTTGAGAGACAACCGCAGCGTCATTACGCTCGAGGTACTGCTCGATCGTGGATACTAAGTTATCATAAGTTAAAACAAAGCTCGCGGTCATAGCGCCACCCACAAAAGTAAATTTGAGAGCGTTTTATCACAAAGCGCTTGAATTGACATTTTAACTCTTTTAGGCGTTAAGGTAAATTACCACCAACTGGATATGTTGCACCCGCAGGAGCCTGTGTAAACGCTGTTTCGCCTGCAACAACATGGCTCCCAGTCCAAGGACTTTCCATCACAGGACCATAGCAAGAAGCAAGCATTGCGCCGTTTACTGGTTTAGCCTGACGCTCACAAATGAATGACCACATGTTACTCATTCCTGATTCGGGCGTTGTGCCAACGGTGTAAGAGCGAAACACGGCGGGAGCTACAGCCCAACTAGGCGCTTGTGGGTAGCTAGTGACAGGAGGAACACCAAACAATGACCAAACCTTGCCCTTTGGAGCATCGCAAGAACCGCTCATCAAGTCCATGTTGGCAATTGCAGCACCGTTAAGAATAGGGCAGACAGCCATGCCTTCTTTAAATGCCTTGCCGTTTACTTTGATGAGATTGCCAGTCAGCGTAGTAGATGATGCAGCGCACAAAGCGTATTCGCCTGTGCATACGGCTAAGGTTTGAGCTTGGAGTGTAGAAACCAAGGCAGATACCCAAAACAAGATGACTGCGCTAAATGCAATAAGTGTTTTCATTACGCCACCATAGTTAAGGCATGTGTTCTGACTTGTCCTACACGATTAAGCCAGCCCTGTTCGTAAGTTGGATTGTTTAAACCTGTGTAAAACTTGATCTTTTCTCTACTAAATTCTTCGACCAATTCTTCTGGTGTGTGAGCGTTTACAGCCGCTAAGGTCAGCGGACCAATTGCCCCATCAGGCGTTGTACCAACAGCACTTTGCAAAGTCTTAGCACTGCGACCAACGCCAGCGTTAACAGCAAAGTCAAACACAAGATAGTCCACACCTGACGGCAGATCATTACAACGACACGCATCCCAGTACTTTTTGCGGTACATCGGTTCAACCATTGCAGGCGTGAGGTTACGCATCTCTTTCTCATTTGACTGTCTACCAACCCAAGACTCCCACACTGTTTGCGTCACACCGAGATTAGTAGAGCCTTTACGACCATCGGGCAACCAGTTGCCCTTGTCACGCTCGTCATCGGTGAAGCCGCCTTCGGACTCAAGCATCATGTCAAACGAGGCTTTCCAGTTCTCTTTCATTTCTTTTGTGCGTAAAACAAGGTGCGGTCTCCGAACAAATAAAATCCGACTGCCGACGCAAAGTTATTCACAGCAGGGTTGACTTGACCTGTGAGCATCATGAATGACCAAGTACCCAGCACAATCGCCCCGACAGCAGGTCGCATCAAGCGCACCACGCTTTCCACCCACGGATAGGTAGTACCACCACTACCAGCGCTGTTCATCGCCTTGAACATCTCAAGGTCTACGTTACGCATCTGGGTGTACTCAGCTACGTTGGTGGGCTTATATACGTCAGTCTGGATGAAACGCCCGATCAAGGACTTACCAAGGTCTACGGCAAGTGGTCCGAGCGCAGCTAAGAGAGTAATTGGGTCCATTAGTAAAACCTCATCGTTTTGAGCCAAGCCTTAAAGTCTTCCCACTTAGCTTCTAGATATTCAATCATTTGTCCACCTTGCTATCTAATTTCTCGTAAAGCCTGTCAAGCAACAACTCGATGCGGTCAAAGCGCTTATCCATTTCTGTTTTTAGCGTTTCAATCTCAGACTTCTTAACGTATGCCTCACTGATGTGCAGGCGCAGATCGGCAATGTCTGCCTTGAGTTCTTTGACAGAATCCCATAGTTGTCGAGCAAACCAACCAATGACCGCTAAAGATGCGCCAGCGGCGATGTTGATAAGATTCTGCCAGTCCATCATTCTGCCTCTTTCTTCGCTGCTTCAGCTTGAATAGCTGTGATTAAGTTAACCACCTCAACATACGGTCTGTTGCCAAGGTAGCTCAGGATTGCGTTGATGAGTTCAGTTGAGATGTTCATGGTGTTCCAGTGTAGTCAGGGTCATGCGCCCACTGCACAGCAGGCAGGGCAGCTAATTGAGCCACAGTCGTACAAGCGTTAATTGCCGTGATGTAGTCAGCAGCCTGTGTGCGAATGGTCTGCCGCCATGTGTTCCATGCAGGAGATACTGTGCCGCCTGTCTCAACAGCTTTGACCACCATCCAGTCGGTAGGCAAGAGGATTGAGTAGGCAGCAGCGTTGGTTGCGTTGACATCATTAGTCTGGCATTGGGCTAGGTCTTTAGGCGTGGCGGTGTAGTTAATCTCAACCACCGTGCCGTTATAGACAGGTGCGTCTTGGCTAATCCAGTAATAGACATCTGAAGGATATTGACCGTACACCACATCAACCATGCCGATAGCCGCCTTTTCTTCGGGGCTAGATAGGTTGCACCAGTTATTGGCGTACTGAAGTCCATCCCACTCAAAGGCTGTGCCAGCGGGTACGAACATGGCGATGATACCGTTAGAGATGATTGCAAACATAACTACCTCGCTAAACTATTACGAAAAGGATTTTCTGCAAATGCCATGTAAATTAAAGTTGCGCCCGACTGATTTACAGTCGTTCCGGCATCCGTCCATTTAAAACCATTTGATAAAAGTTGCAAACTTGAACCAGAAGTTTCTGCGTCTGAAAGATTAGGTACAAGACCAAAATTAGTTATGTTGTACGGGTTTCTTGTTGAATCAAAAATAGCCCAATTAGAAACTAAACCTGTATTTTTAACTAGCACAAATTTTGGTCTAAAACCAAGATACACAAACGGACCATCAGTCGAACCATTACCCGTGTAGCTACCAAACGCGCTGAATCCGGCTATGGGTGTCCAGCAGTAGGCAACGTAGCCCACCGCATTGCTGCTAGGCACAGTACCAATGCTAAATACTGAAGACGTTGGGCTAGTGCTATTCCACCGGTTAGTAGCAGTTACCGCCGCATTGGTTGCGTTTAACTCTAAAAATTGAGTGTTGCCAATTGACACATGGTAGACGTTCCAAGCATCTGTCGTAACTGTTCCGGTTCTAGGCTTGACAATAATTAACTGTGGCGCAACCCCTAGACCGTGACCAATAGTTCCTGCAACAGCCGTACCCGTGTACGTCACCACACTAAACCCAGCAGAAGCATTAACGCTCACAGTCGATGTAATTGTGCCATTGGTGTTGGATGACGAAGAACCTTGCCCTGCTTGCCATTGCCACGCAACGTAGGTAGTAGCATTTTCGTTGACCGTTGCATTTGGTGATACGTTTACATTAAACCCGTTAGAGTTAATTGCCGGTATAAGGTCAGTACCCGAACCAATTTCAGCATTGGTCACGTTAGATGAAAGGGTGCGACCAACACCACGCACAGAGTCAACAAGAATATGCCACCATGAAGCAGAACTTCTAGCTTTTGCCCACACCAAATCAGGCTTAAACCCCGCAGCATTAGTAATTGTCTGCGTTGAGCCATTACCCGTGTACAAGGTCGCATCCATCACCGTGTTGCCCTTGACAATGGTGCTTGTCGGCAAGTTGTATGTGTTCAGGGCTACAAAGCCTGTGGGGGGTGTGTAGGTGAAGGGGCGTTGACCGAAGTTGTAACTAACTGAACCCGCAGCAGCACCACCAACACCCGTCATTGGCGACAATGTTCCGGTAACGCTACTAAACGCTTCGTTTGTTCCAGCAGCAGGGTCGCCGCTACTAAACCAAGTGCCGTTTCTACCAAACCAAATTTTTCCTGTATCCATATTCAAGGCATACATCATCACATCGCCATTTGTCCCAGCGGTTGTAATATTAGTTTGAGTAGCGTTAAAAGACTTGTTGCCTGAGTTGTTAGAAAAGCCCCAACCTCCGGTAGAAGAGCCTGGCCAAGCATCGCCACCAGTTATAGCTTTAGAAGCTGGCGCAACGCCATGTTCGCCAATCAAATTGGCTTCGGTAGATGTTATTTCCCAATACCATTTGCCAGTTGACACAAAGAACGATGCTCTTGTACCTTGATATCCGCCCGAATCCCAATTAAGGTTTGCAGCGTTAACAGTCGCGCCGCCGTTGTCTAAAGGATTCAACACAGCAAAATTAGCCGCCGTAGCACTCGTCAGCGTAGGCACATCTGTCATCGAGTCGTACGTCACACCAGCCGTGATGCTGATGTTATTTGTTAACCAATTGTTGTTGTTGCCACTGTAGTCTAGCCCTAGACCGTTTCCTGCAAACGGGTATTGAACAGACGTTACAACGCTGCCTGTGTTAGTAATTGTGTATGCGTTAGTTGAGTTATCAATAATCGTTGCGTTTTGCAGCGTTAACAATTGAGTGCCGCTAATAGCAGTTAACGGAGCAGTTGGGGGCGTAAAGTTGGCTGTGTACACCGCTGTTGTTGTGTTAATACGAACGTTGCTGATGTAGCCATTTACATACGATGGCGTATTGGTTCTTGCGCCAATATCCCAAATGGTAATAGTGTTGCTTGATAATGCTGTTGTTGAGCTACCAACAGACGAACCGTTGATATACATAGTATAAGTTGTGCCGCTTCTAACTAACGCCCAGTGAAACCAAGAGCCAACAGGTTTAGCACTGGCGGCGGTAATGTTGTTAATCGTACCATCACCAACGTAAAGTGTTGTACCGCCAAAGTCGATATAGAACTTAACTACACCACTTGCTTTACCAATCAATAGCGAGTCTGTATTTCCAGAGCTATTGCAGTAAGCCCACCCTTCAAGCGTGAACGTGCCTGTACTTGGGTTAAACCCAGTTGCCGTCGTAGACAAATATTGACTACTACCATTAAACGAACCAGCATAAGTAGGAACCAAAGCATTATTGGTAAACGGCAAATAGAAACCGTTTGTACCGTAAGTGCCTGTGTACCGTGCGGGTTGCCATACGCCTGTTGTGGCGTTGGTTGAGCCAAATGATGAGGGTGTAAGGGCTTGACCGTCGATGAAGTTGACTTCGGTTAGGTAGCCGTCTAAAAACTGCGAAGCGTTGTTCCAGTTTGTGCCAATTCGATTGTTGCCATTATTTTTACCAAACGGTGAGTCTGCGTTCTGTGCAACATAATTAGCAGTACCAAACGCTGTTACTTGTACACCATTAACGTACAACTTGTATCTGTTGCTGGAGGTTGCTTGTGTAGTATCAACAGCTAAAACAAAATGATACCAAGCACTTGGGTCACGAAATACCTGTGTTGTTGTAAGCGTATTGGTAGACGCGCCGCCAAAGTCAAAATTAAACCGGTCGCTAGTATCTAAATAAATAGTAAACGCCGTAGCAGACGTACCATCGTATGCACCAAAGAAATCTCTAACCGTACCTAATGCGCTGCACTTGTACCACCAAGAAAAAGTTTGAATCTTGGCGTTTGTTTGGGTATTGCTGTACGTCCGATTCAAATACGCAGACGCACTCGCCCTAAACCGCAGCGAGCGTGTGAGGTTGTAGCCTGTGGATGCAGAGTTACCGGCAATAACAAAGCTCATGCTGCCTCCAGATAGCGACCGGTGAAGCCTTTATGCGCTGGTTTAACGCCGCGCAACACTTTGGTCATGGTGCTGTGGTCTAGGTTGTTCTGCAAACAAAATTGCTTGATATTTGATGCCACAATATGCTCGCCTGAAGGTGTAACGACTTGGGCTGTTTTATCACGGTTCTTGCCGCGAGGTAACGGGGCAACAAACAAATTTGACTCGTTGCGGCGCAGTCTGCCGTAAATGGTTTCTGGCAAAATTCCAGACAACTCAGCGGCTTCAGCCACACACATTTCTGCGCCATTAAGCACAACAAGCTTGGTGTTTGTGCGGTTTCTGCCTTGCTCTTTCCATGTAGCCCATCTGCAATTGTCAGGCGAGTACCCTTTGTTTGGGTCAATTCTGTCAATCGTCATGCCTTCGGGCTTGTCGCCCATATCGGCGTGAAACTGCTTGGGGTTGTTTTTCCATTCGGCGCAAACGGTTATGCCCCGACCACCGTATGAGTGGTAGTCTTTATTGGCAACACGATAGCAACGAGCCATCATGTTTGAGTATGCGTACTCCCACGTTTGCCTAGCCATTATGCAACCGCCTGCGAAATACCCTGTTGGTATAAATTGGTTCCATCGCTTCTGAAGGTAAAGTAATCTTTTGCCCCTGCTGCGGTGGAGAGAGTTGGTGCTGTTCCTGATGCCCATTTAAACACAGAATTAAAAGTGAGCGTGTTTGACCCACCATTTTGAATCACAGCCAACGCATAGAACGCACCGTCTTTCAGGTTAGTTGGCGCACCCATAGTCCTGTTTGTTGACACAAACGTAAACGTAGCTACCTGACTTGTTGCTGTGTTCCAAGCAACCGTTGCCGCATCGGTCAGCGCAAGGTTAGCAGCCCAGCCTGTCGTGGCTTTTACTTCAGCGGGAGCAGTTGTACCCAACGCTGGTGGCGAGGCAAAGTAAGATGTAAAGCCTGTGCCTGATACTGTTGAGGATGCCGAGAGTGTTGTGAACGCCCCCGTTGTTGGGGTAGTAGCGCCCACAGTGCCGTTAATGTTGATACTTGCAGTACCTGTCAGGTTAGTGACTGTACCGCTCGATGGTGTGCCCAGAGCGCCACCGTTGACCACCACAGCGCCTGCAGTGCCAACGTTGACACCGATAGCAGTCTGCACGCCTGTACCGAGCGCCGTGAGCCCTGTGCCGCCGTTAGCAATCGCCAACGTACCTGCAAGGGTGACAGCGCCAGACGTTGCGGTGCTAGGTGTAAGTCCGGTCGTGCCGGCGGTAAATGAAGTCACACCTGCTGCAGCGGCTTTTGACGCAAGCACCTGGACAACGCCTGCGCTGTCTTCGTAGTAGAGCTTGCCGTCGTTGTTGTTAAGCGCTAACTCGCCAGGCTCTAAGTTGGCAGCCGTAGGCACAGCCGCCGCGGTCGTCGAGAGGTAAAGTTTGATTGGGGTAAAGCCGCTTTGAGCCATTAGAACGTCCCTCCTGAGATACCACCCGTAGCAGTCAGTGCGCCCGTAGATGGAACAAATGATAATTTAGTTGATGTGACTTTTTGTGGCAGGTTGCCGGTGTTAGCAGTAACCCAAGTTGGGTACACAGCGACCGCTGTTGCGGCGTCATTTGTGATTGCGGTGTTCGCCGCGTTTGTAGCATCCGTGGCCGTGCCGACCGACAAAGTGCTCTGGGCAACGTAAGCGGGTGCTGAGGCACCTGCAGTTAAGACGTAGCCATTTGTGCCCAACGCAAGCATTGAAGTAGCGCCTGCGCCCGTTTGGTAAGGCACCGAGCCTGCTGCGCCGCTTGCGAGGTTAGTCGCAGTCGTTGCAGTGGTGGCCGAGCCCACAGCCAACGTAGACTGCGCGACGTACTGCGGCGCACTCGCGCCTGCTGTCAGCACGTAGTTGGTTGCGCCAAGCGCGAGCTTTGAAAGTGCGGTTGCGCCGCTTGCGTAAAGCAGGTCACCTATTGTGTACGACGCGAGCCCCGTGCCACCGTAACCGACACCAACCGTGCCACTTGTGATCTGGTTACCGTTGATCGCAATCGCAGTGTTGCCAGCAAGTGTGAGTTGACCTTGCGCGTTAACCGTGAACGTGCCAACTTGCGTAGCTGAGCCGTAAGCCGCTGCAGTCACCGCAGTGTTCGTAATGCTGAACTGGGTGCCTGTGAGGGTCAGCCCTGTTCCTGCAGTGTAAGTGCCTGCGCCTGAGAACTGCGTCCACGGCATCGCTGTAACGCCAATTGTGCCTGACTGATTAGCGGTCGTTACCCAGCCTGTGTCGGCTTGCGTTGAGCCTGACTCAATGAACGTGAACGAGTTTGGAACCTGCGCCCAAGTGCTCATGTCTGTTGCGCGTGACCAAGCGCCTGACGCTGCAACATAGATACCGTTGTCTTGTGTCAGCGTCTGGTTTTTAACCAAAACCCGATCACTAGCCGCTACAGTGACGCCGTCAATTGTCAAGAAACCTGACAACGCAGCTAAGTTAACCGTGGTTGCTACGACACAAGACGCTTTAGCGTCTAAGCCCTGAGCGACAGAATCAACGTAGTTTTTGTTGGCAATGTCGTTGGCGCTAGACGGCGTGGTCGTGATTGAACCAGTCGTGAGCGTGACGGCATCAATCGTCGTGTTTGCAGCTAGGGTCAGTTGACCCTGAGCGTTGACCGTGTAAGTTGGCACCTGATACGATGAGCCGTAAGACGCAGCCGTGACAGCAGTGTTGGCAATTGAAATCGTGCCCGTTGAGGTGATCGGACCACCCGTCAAGCCTGTGCCTGTAGCGATTGAAGTAACGCCTACGCTACCGCCTGTGTTCATGACGAACTGCGACCATGTACTGTTAGCGAAGCCCTCAAACAGACCTAATGTCTCGCTGTAACGAAACATCGAGTTGACGCCAACAGCAGGTCTGAGTGCAGAGGTTCCCGCAGGGACTTGCACCGCGCCCGTGCCCGGTATCGTCGGATCTGTTGCAATACTGATCGTCGGCGTGCCAACGCCGTTGCCGTTCAAGATAGAAATCTGATTAGTCGTGCCTGTCAAAGTCACGGGCGAGAGCGTTGAGCCGTTGATCGCCATCAAGCCTGTGCCTGACGTGTTCGCTAAAGCGAGCGGCAAGCCACTCAAAGACAGCGTAGGATCACCGCTTACCCCGTTACCGTTGCTCAAAGACAGTCCATTACCGCTTGTAGCGAACGATCGCGCTGTGATCGTATTCGCAGCAGTCTTGACAACAATACCTGTGCCTGCGCTCTCTAATGAGCCGCTAGTGCCATTTAAACTGATCGTGTAGGGGTTCTGAGCGCCACCGTCAGTGATGCCAAGACCTGTGCCAGTTGAGAAGTATCGGCTGTTGGGCAAGCCAGACTGCAAGCCAACAGTTAAAAATGTTTGCGTAAGCGACGGGCTCGACATGATCGCAGAGACAGTAGTCTGAACCGTCAAGCCACCTTGAACGACGGGTACAAGCTCAGCACCTGTGATGGGGCTCTGAGCTGTGGGGAGGGCTGTGATCCTGACGTCGGCCATGTTAAGGACTCAATATATCTAAATTACCGTCATTCGGCGTATTGCCTTGCTCAAGTGCGATCCCGACATCGTCTTCGTTCTGTATGTCAGGGTCAAGGATGATGTTGTTATGCGTCTGCGCAACATCCTCATCTGGGCGAGGGAAACGTAAGCTAATCTTTTCAGACTGCCTTGCCGGCAACCTATATGGGTCAAACTGGTCACTACACGACTCAGAGCAAACCTTTATAGCGGGTATGTTGCCGTCTGCACGCATGTCGCTATAAGCTCTTTTCATCTTGCATCTGTCGCATATGAAAATACTTAAACTACTGTTACCAATTGTATCAAGGAAGCGGGGCATTTTATACCCCCTACCTAGTGTACATACTAATATTCGGACTAATCATAATGGGCGACTTGTCACGGTTCTCATTCTGCGCCAACATGAAGTGCTTCTCGTACTGGGCTTCGCAATACTGAATCCGTGCAGGGTCAACCTGCGGCAGCTCGCAAGCCATTTGGTGAGCAAGACCCCACTGGATGGCTAGATAGAAGTACTGGGGTATCTCAATCTCGCCGCTCAAGTCGCCCACGTCCTGAATGTAGCGGTTCAACCACAGCTCAAGCTGCGGCTGGATGCTGTTTGGCACGGGCCAGACTTCCATATTTGGCTGCGGAATCGTGCGATTAAACCAGTACTGAAGCGGTCTAAGCGCTGTAAATGAGCGGTTTGGGAGGCTTGAATAGTCATCACGATTCATGCGCGACATGTTGATCGACATCGGCATGGTGCCAAAAACGACCTGATAAAAGCCCATATTTACGCCAGAAACCTGCTGAATACGCCAAAAAGGGGCGGTTGCAGAGGGGTCTAGGTCGTAATAAATCCAAGTATTTGCCGTCCAAGTGACCGCACCGGGGGCATAAGCCGTCACCCAAGTCGTGCCATCTTGCGAATACTGCAGGTTTACCGTCACAACGCCCGACACCGCAGGCAAGATACCGATCGTGCTGATGTAGACAGGGCTGCTCGTGCCGTTTGCGATGCCGATAGAGCCCGTGTTGCTTGTCAGTTGACAGATACTCTGCCCTACGCCGTCAAATGCGTTCAGCGTCGTTCCTGAGCTGCTGTAAGCACCTGTTGAGACGTTAGTCAGCGTGCGATAGTTGGCGTTGAGCACGTCAACCGTGCCGACAGGCAAGAAGTACTCAAATTGATCGGGCTGCAGACCAACGATAACTTTGTTGATTGCCCAGTAATTGACGCCATAATTGCTCAGACTTGAGAGCAAGTAGTATAAGCTCTGCTTAGACGCCTGAACCTGCTCAACAGTCAGCTCTTCGGCGAGCTTACCCGCACGGCGTGCGCCGTGATCAATGAGCTGCTGGACAGAGATCGTAGTCTGAGAGACTGTGCCGCTAGTTGACATCTACCACCCCGCGCATTTCCAGCGTTTTAGTGAGGCTTTTGCGCGTGGCGCATCGCCGCTTGCATGCTTGACTACGCCGCTCATTCTTGCGCAGAATGAATCCTTACGACTGCCGCCTTGTGGCTGCGGCGCTTTTAAGTGGCTACCTGTCTCACGATTATACTTGGCTCTGCCCTTTGCAGTCAATCCTGCGCCCTGACTTGTTGGTAACTTCTCACCACGACCAACAGCGAGCGATACGCCGCCGCCTTTAGCCTTTTTCACAGTCTTTGCAGATTCAACAAAAGCCTGTGCACTAGGAGCACCCTTGGCGCCCGCCTTACGCAT